TCGTAATCCAAAGAATTGTACAGCTCCTTTGTGCTGTTCTTTTTCTTCTTGGTGAGGTTCTGCCTTGCTTGTTGAATTACACGCTTTGCAAACTTCGTTAATGCGGCTTGTACGAGTTGTTGGCGGCTCATCAGCAGATAGATATTTCCGTATTCGGCACAATCAAGTCAAAGGTCAGGTTCCATCCGGTGAGCAAGCTTTCAAAACGCTCCGTAAACGGCTCACAAACAATATCCCCCTCGATTTCGTACTTCTCCGTGTACAACGTACCACGGCGTAACTGCGATTGCAATCCGTTTAGAATTGCCAGGGTGGTATTCAAAATATCCTGCTGGTTATCTACGCCAAAGAACGGCTCGTTCTGGTCTCTAATATCCTGCTTCGTTTCGTCCACAATATCCATACACAACACCGATACGTTGAATCGTATTACGTGGTCTGCGAATGTTGCTTGGTTAACCATAATATGCGCCAACGGGAATATCGTTTGCTTATTTAGGTCAACGTCGAATATATCCCCAAAGGTTACAACCTTCACCAACGGGTGCGAGGATAGGTATTCGTTTATCTTTTCGGTGGCTAAATAAAAACTTCTCATTTTTTAATCATTGAAATTTCAATATCGTTTTTCTCTTTCTCGAATGTTAGGTACGTTAATGCCTGGTTTATTGGAAGTTTAGTAACGTCTCCAAATTTGAGGACATCTCCTTGAGCAAGCGCATAGATTGACTGATACCATCCCCATCGCTGTCCGAATTGGGCTTCTCTGGTGTATGGGTTTTCAGTTCTTTCTCCAAAGAGCGCAGGGTATGCGCTGCCAATACGTTCCCTAAACGATAAAAAAAAACCAGCGCACCAAGCACTACCGAAGCGGGCATCTGTTTCATTATTTCGTCTCGCTCGTCTGTTGCTGCGTATTTTTCAATATCGTAACGCTCACCCTTTTCCTTTACGACCGGACGATATAGTACAGCCATTGCACGGTGCATAGTTGCCCAATCGGATAAGTACGAATCAAGGTCGACAAACTCACCTAATGAAATTTCGTTAAGTGCTGGAATGAATCCGTATTTAACCTCGTTGAGTTCAAAGAATTTAGTTAATCCGGGCTTCTCGGATAGGGTCTTAGCCAGGCGTTCCAATACGCTTACCGCATCTATCAAGCGGACATTCGGCAGCTCTGAAAACGGAACCCCGCAGAAGATTTCAAGCATCTTCATTTGCTTAAACTCACCCTCACCTTCAATACGAGCAAAGCGCTGGTATTGTTCAAGCGTGATTTCGTCAAGCGAAGTTGGTACTACTAATTTAAGTTCCATAGATAAATAACTCAACGGATAGAATACCTACCGTAGTTTGGTTTAGAAAGTTTATTAAACACAGCATAACGTGCCGCATCGAGGGCGTGATTCATAACGTCTATTGGCTTATTAAGCAGGTTGCCGTTCTTGTCCTCCGTCCATTTGTAGTTCTGCAATTCTTTAATTAGATTGTTGCTCCGTGCTGTTGCAAATATCTTATGGCGTTTAAGAATATCAATACCTGCGTTAATCGAATCTTGCCCCTTGGCGGTTGGCTTCACGTTCCAGCCGAATCGGTGCAATTCCTCGATTGATTTCGGTTCGGCACTATCTGCAAAGATTTCGTCCCTTCGGTCAAGTCCTAACGATTGCAGGTGGTGGTGAAGGTCACGGTTGGTCATACCCGTCCGGTAGAGCAGCTCGTCCAGGTAAAGATTGTCCCCGTGCTGGTAGATTGCCACAATAGCGGACGGGTCATTTGTAAAACCAAAGTCAAGGCCATAGGATAGTAGTTTTGCTTCTTGTGGGATTTCAGACGTTCCGAATTGGAAGACGGTCGCTCGTGACATACCACGCTCACCCAGACCGTAGATACGCCAATAGTCATCATCGGTTTCTTTTAGCCGTTCAATTTCCTGCTTAATCTTCTCGTCAAGGAACGGGTTATCCCGGTAGGTGGTTTGGTAAAAGTCGCAATCCTCACGGGGTATTACCCGGTCGTAAATCCAATGGAAAGATTCGGAAGGGTTGTAATCAAGGATAATACGCCCATCGGTACGAAAGATAAGCTGCTGCCAATCCTCGTAAAACAATTCGTTTGCCTCGTTAATGTAAAGTAGGTTCCGCTTACGTCCCCTAATCTTCTGCGGCTGGTCTAACGATATAAACTCAACAAGGTTCCCGTTAAGGTGGTATTCGTGGCTGGACTTGTTATGGTATTCCTCCCGGTATAAATCGTGTTCACGCAAAATATCAAAGAAGTCCCGCATAACCGAAGCCCGCAAGGACGGGAACGACTTACGGCAAATGGTTATGGTCTTGGCGGTATTGCGTTCGGTGTAATAGAAAATAAGCCAGAGCAGGATATTGTAAGTTTTCCCGCTCCGTGTACCGCCTTGCTCAACGATAATACGCTTATCGCTTTTAATTAGGTGGTTAAATACCTTATTGGTCTGTATCGTTGCCAAGTACTTCTATTTGGAACATCTTGCCCGTGGATACGTCTAACTCCTGCCGCTCTACATAGCCACGCTTCTTTCCTTTTGTTTTTAGAAAAAAGATTGTTGCGGTTGAATTACCTTCTTTAATTTGTTTATGCAACTGGCTTTCCGCAAAGTCAAGGGCAACGTCTGATAGTGAATCGACTGCTGCTTTGTATTCAGGGTCGCTATCCATCCAAAGGTAATGCGTAGTTCTCCCAATGCCTACCGTCTTGCAAGCCGAGGTTACAACTCCAAGCGATTTTTCCAATGCATCGAGCATTGCCTTTTTATGCTGTTCAGTCCTGTCCATAAGGTTTGCCGTTTATTTTAATTTCAAGTGAGGGGTCGAGCTTGTGCATTCGGTCTATAATCACCTGGCAATACTTCGGGTCAAGTTCCATACCATAGCATTTGCGGTTGAGTTGGTGTGCTGCTACCATCGTAGAACCGCTGCCGCAAAATAGGTCAACCACACTCCGTACTTGCTTATGGTTTTTTAATGCTCGTGCCGCAAGTTCAATCGGCTTTTGCGTGGGGTGCATATAGTTGGTGTCCTTCTTTGCCATCCACAGGTCTGATTCATTTTTAATGTCTTCATCAATCTGACCATTGAATAAACAAAATTCGTGTTGGTGGCGATATCCTTTACCAAGACCAAATACATTTTTAGCCCATACGATACAAGCCTTGTAATCAAGTGAGCCTTGCAGTATCCCGTAGAATTTCCAATTACACCAAATGTAATAATGTTTAGGATTTAGCAAATGAACGATTGAAATGAAGCCATTGATAAATTGACCAAAGTCATCCTCTGAAAGTTTATCGTTTAGGATTACATCGTGCTTACCACTACGACCATTAAAAGCAACATTGTATGGCGGGTCAGTAAATAACAACTCTACCTCTTGCCCATCCATCAGCCTTGCGACTGCATCGCTATCGGTAGAGTCCCCACATAGCAGACGGTGGTTGCCTATCTCTATTAAGTCCCCTAAAACGATGTCTGTGTTTATTTCGGATGGTGCTTCGTAGTCATCCTCCTCCGCTTCCAGTACGGGCGTGTTGTCAAATGGTAATTCAAGACCCCATTCCTGCAATAACTGCTCATCCCATTCGTTTGCTAATAAGTCCCAGTCCCATTCTCCGAACCCTACGTTGTCTTTAATTATGAACTCCGCTTGTTGCTCCTCCGTTAAGTTATCGGCAATAACAATCGGCACCTCTTTAAGCCCAGCGGCTTTGCACGCCTTTAAGCGCATATTGCCGCCCAGCACTACCATATTGCCATCTACTACGATTGGGCGCAGCTCAAGCATCTGAGGGAACTCCTGGATTGATTTTACGAGCTTCTTGAACTTATCGTCTTTGATAATTCGGGGGTTGCTCGTATTGGGAACCACTTGGGTAATTGGTACTATTTGCATAAGCGTTCTAATCTAATGTCGTTAAAGTCGTGTATATTAAAGTTCGTGGTCATATCCTCGTGCAAGGTAAGCGCAATATCTCCAGCTTTGTTTGGGTTCTCGTGTAGGTATTTAATTGCCTTATTCCAGTCGCCCT